TTTAACATCTTTGTAATTGATCCTGATTCTACTAATGCAAACATAATATTATGATAGCGTTAACGCTAAATTCCTTCCTACTTCTAACCACTTGGCACCATTGTATCTAAACACAAATAGGTCTCCCAAGTTGGCAGTTGTTGTTAATGTCGGTGCCGTGTCAGCAGCGAACTCGTAAGCAGCGTTCCAAGATACTGTTCTTGATCCTGTACCGTCTTGAATAATTAATAATGATATAAAAGCACCTGCAACACCATTTGAAGCAAGTCCAATTGTTCTATTACCACCTAATGTGACTTTTGCAACTGATTGAGTTAATGCGTTCCAGGTTACTGTTGAAGCGTCTGTCAATGTTGCCTCTGGAGCAATTGCAGCCGCTGTGAATTTTGCATAAGCACCATCATTGATTTCTAAAATTGATGTGCCATCATATTGTTGAAAGATAATATCTTTTGCGTCAACTAGTGGTTTAACTACCACATCACTTGAACTATTTGTAAATCCTAATAATGCTGTACCACCATCTGAAAATTTAAGATCACCACCATCGGCGTCTAGTATGATATCTCCTGCAACATCTAAAGTAAGATCGCCTGAAGATAAATCTATTTCAGTACCATCAATTGTAATATTATCTATTGTGACACCAGAGTTAATTACTGGTTTTTGTGAGAAGGTCACCACACCACCAGAAGAAATTGCTAATGCGTCTGTATCTGAAGCAGAACCTATATTACCAGCGTCAGCAATTACAACATTTCCGCCTGATACTATATTACTTGATGTTGTTAAAACACCAGCAGAACTTAAACTCATTTTTTCTGCAGCCGCTTCTGAAGCAGCAGTTTTAAAACTTAATTTTGTTGCGTTGTTAGATGAACTAAAGTCACCTTCAGAAACAGCAGCGATACCAGCAGCAACTAATATTGCGTCTGTACCTGTGCCTTCTTCTGGCGCCTGAAAGTCAATTGCACCAAGAACATCATTGGCAGCGATATCTGTTTCACCTGTTTGTAATGTTAAAGTTGCCTTTGTATCATCACCTGTTGCTGATGTTTTTAAACTTAATCCTGCGTCTGCAACATGAGTTAATAATACATCTTGATCGGCACCCCATAATATCTGAGCGCCATCATGTAAATAAAGATCAGCAAATTCTAATGCAGTTGTTCCTAAACTTGCACCGTTAGCAGCGTCTGGTACGAATGCTGTTGTAGCAGTAATTGTTGTACCTTGAATTGTACCTGTTGATGTGATCGCACCTGACCCAACTGTTCCTGCAAGAGTGACATTTGCACCACTAAAAGTAGCAGCAGTTGTTGTTCCTGATTTAATAATTAAATTTCCTGATGTGTTTGTTGCACTACCAAAAGTAGTACCACCATCTTTAAAGAATATATCACCACCGTCAGCGTCTAATATAATATCAGCACCACCATCAATAGTAAAATCACCACTATCAGATATTGTACTACCATCTAATGTCATATCATCAACTGTTAAAGCAGTTAATGTTCCAACAGAAGTAATATTTGTTTGAGCAGCAGTTGTTAAGGTTACATCAGCAATGTATGTCTTAACTCTTGACATAGCAGATTTTCTATTTGTACCACCAGCACCATCATCTACTACTAATAAATCAGCGTCTGCTAAATTAGCACCTATATCTGTTGCACCATCAATATCTAAATCTACAACAGCAAGTGAACCATCTGGAAACACAGGTGATTGTGAAAAGGTTACAACACCAGCTGATGATATAGCGATTGCGTCAGCATCTCCTGCTGAACCTATTGTTCCATCATTTGATACAGCGATTGTCGTAGCAGTTAATGCCTGAGCGGCGATTGTACTACCAGATAAAGCAGTAAAAGTATTTGCAGTAAATCTGAAATCATCAGCACCTGCAATCTTAATATCTATCTGGTCATCTGTATCAGCAGTAATTGAAGTATCGCCATCAAGATCGATAATCATCTCATTAGCGTTTAAATCAATTAGTTGTGCCTTTGTTAGTGCCATCTTTTTCCTTTACTATGGTTTAGTTGGCCAAGTTGCGTTTTCACACTTCTCAACCGTGTCTTTGCCTGCAGGTAAATCTCTCAATGCCTGTCTATAAGTTGTCATGTCGCTACTCATAGTCACATCTGAATTACCGTAAAAATCTGTTTCTGCAAGAAGTCTATTTCTTTTACTTCTTAATTCTGCTAATGCACGAGCTGGGGCAGCATTTGCCCATGCAGCTTCTTCAGCATCCCTAGCAGTTTCTTCTTCTGCTGTGAATTGTACTTGATTTCCGTTTATATTATGATATCTTGGCATTGTTTTTAATTCCTTTTAATACTATTTATAATCATTTTCTAACTGATCCCATATAAACATATAGTCCCTGCGTCTATGTTGCCTGAGTTTACTGAAAATTGTATAGCGTCTATAGCAGACGTGGTATTACCATAACCACTTATATATGTATTTTGTACTAAGGTATTATCTTGCATTAGAACATTATTACATAAAAAATGTTTTACAAAAGTTGTACTACCTGGATTAAACAAATGCATATATCCAGCACCTGATGAATCATTATCACCTTTAATTCCTTGCATCATAGGTTGCACTCCTGTTCCTTGTGCTAAGTCAGTTCCTGTACGATATTCTATCGCTCCACCTCCATCATCTTCACCATGAGTCGCATAAAAAAATGTAGTAGTTTTAGCAACATTATAATTACTACCACTATCTGTACTTAAATTAAAATTTAAATTTCTATCAGCTTGTGAGTGATGAATATCCTTAAATATAAACACATACTCTTTGTATGTAGAATCTAAAACTACATTACTAGAACCATGAACAAAAGATAAGGTAGTTCCCGAACCATCTGCTGTTAATTTTTTAATAAACGTCATAGACGCACCTAAACCAGCTGCCATAGAGCCTGCGTCAAATATTGTTGTTCCGTTTGAAATCAATCCCATTTTATTTTATCCCATACATTTTAATTGTTCCAGCTTGATTACCTGATGAAAAGAAAAAAGTAATTCTATCTAAAGCAGTTGTTGTGTTAAAATATCCTGCTACATGATGAGTTATAGCATAATCTGATTGTTGATATTGTGTGCCACTAAATATAAAATGTTTTACAAATGTTGTACTAGTTGGATCAAATATGTGTAAAGTACCTACACATGATTCATCATTTTCTGCCCCAACACCATTAAACAATATTTGTGCGCTAGTTGATTGTGCTAAATCAAATGAACTACCATAAGCTAAACTAGTGGTATTACCAGCTTCATTATGAAATGCTCTAAAATGACTAGAAGTAATCGTTTGTTCAAAATTTGTATCACTTGCTGTACCTACTTGAAAAGTATAATTTGCACCAGTAGCAGCTGGGTGAATGTCTATTAATTTAAAAATATATTCTTTATAAGCACTAGAAAATCCAGTCGCTAAACTTCCATCAAATGTAATATTACCTGCATTAGTGACTGTTACAGTATCTATTAACACCATAGCACCTGTTGGCACTCCACTATCTAAAGCGCCAGCGTCTAACAATGTTGTACCGTTTGATATAACTCCCATATTAACTATCCTTTATCCCGTAAAGTTTTATTGTTCCTGATTGTATAGTTCCAGAACTTTGACTAAACTGAATAGCATCAACTGCTGATGTTGTATTGGCATAACCACCTAAAAATAATTCTTGAGAATAAGCAGTAGATACTTGTTGAGTTGTAGCAATAAAATGTTTTACAAATGTCGTTGAAGATGGATTAAATAAAGTTAAAGTACCTGACATAGCTGTATCATTATCTGCATCTGTAGTTCCACCTAATCTCTGAACTCCTGTACCCTGTGCTAAATCACCACTTGTACTATATCCTAGTCCACCTGTACTACCACCACTCTCAGCATGATAACTAGCAAAAAATGTTGTTGTTTTTGCAACATTATAGTTAGAACCACTATCTATGCTTACATTAAATTGTGGTCTTGAAGCCTCAGAAGGATGAATATTAATAAACTTAAATAAATAAATAGGATATGTGCTATCCAAGACTACATCTGAACTTCCATGTACAAATGAGATACTAGCACTTGAACTAGCAGTAATTTCTTTTATTAAAATTTTAGAACCTAGATTAGCAGTAAAAGCACCAGCGTCTAATATTGTCGTTCCGTTAGATACAAACGCCATTATTAAACCTCCGTCAGATTGAACTTATATTTTTTACCTGAATTGTTATTGACTATGAATAAGTCTTCGGATCCCTCTTGAATCGTCCAATCACCTTTAGAACCATCAACTATATTACCTATATCTTTTGTCATGTTAGATAAATGTAAGTCACCTGTGTATATGTTTCTCCATTGCAAAGAACCTGTTCCTAGATCGTAAGAGTCATCTGCCGTAGGAACTAAATGTCCTGCACTTGTAATTCTTACTTTAGCAGTTGCAGCTTCTGAAGCACCTGTCATAAATTCTAATGAAGTTGCATTAGCAGAAGCACTAAAGTCACCTTCAGATTTTGCTTGTATAGCAGCAGCAACTGTTATTGCGTCTGTACCTGTACCCTCATCTGGTGCCTGAAACTCTATCTTACCTAGAACATCATTGGCAGCGATATCTGTTTCACCAGTTTGTAAAGTTAATATAACAGGTTTGTCATCAGCAGTCGCTGTGTGTTTTAATATAACACCTTTATCAGCGTTATGAATTAATCTAACTTCTTGATCGTTACCTAACTGTATTGTACCTGCGTCTGCCAAGAATAAATCAGAAAACTCTGCCGAAGCACTACCTATCGTAGCACCATCAGCACTTGAAGGAATAATAGAAGTTCCTATTTGTGGACTTGTTAAAGTTTTGTTTGTAAGTGTATCTGTCGTATCTCTACCAACAAGTATCGTTGTGGCAGCAGGTAAGGTTACTGTTAGATTACCAGAGTAATTAGAGTGAGCAGTTGATTCTAATGCCGTCCAGTGAGCGTTTGAACTCTCACAATAAAATTTAACATTTGAAACAGAACCTCTATTTTTTAATTCGATAGTACCACCTTCAAATATAGCGTTACCACCATCTGACATATCTAAAGTTAATGCCGTGATAGCAGAAGTATTATCATCACCTTTGAATATGATATCTTTATCTTGTACAGCAGCGTCAATTACAAAATCACTTGAACTATTTGTAAATGTACCGAAAGTTGTACCATCATCAGCAAGATGAATGTCAGCACCACCAGCGTCTAGTGTTATATCACCTGCAACATCAACCGTTAAATCACCTGAACTTAAATCTATTTCTGTTCCGTCAATTGTAAAGTTATCTACGACAACACCTGCATTAGCAGTTATAACACCTGTCGGTACAAATGTACCTGCAACTGTTAAATTACCAGCAGAACTTAATGCCATCTTTTCTGCAGCCGCTTCTGAAGCAGCAGTTTTGAAAGATAATTTTGTTGCGTTATTAGAAGAACTAAAATCGCCTTCTGATACTGCTTCTATACCAGCAGCAACAAGTATTGCGTCTGTACCTGTTCCCTCATCTGGTGCCTGAAAATCTAATTTACCTATTACATCATTAGCAGCAATATCTGTTTCACCAGTTTGTAATGTTAGTGATACTGGTTTGTCATCAGCAGTTGCTGTGTGTTTTAAAATTAATCCTGTGTCAGCAGTATGAATTAGTCTAACTTCTTGATCGTTACCAAATTGAACTGTACCACCGTCTGCAAGAAATAAATCTGACCATTCTAATGAAGCAGAACCTAATGCCTGTCCATCAGCACTTGAAGGTGTGTTTGCACTTGCAGTTGTCCATGATAATGTTCCTGATCCATCTGTTGATAATACTTGACTTGCTGAACCATCAGCAGTTGGTAAAACATATGCAACTGATTCAGTATTATTACCTGCTTTAAATCCTGTGTAATGACTACCATTATCTGTATCTTCGTAAATTCTTATTTCGCCTGGTGCCGTTGCGTTTCCACCAACACCTACATAGTTGCCATCGTTGATTTCAAATATTTTGTTTCCATCATATTGTTGAAAGATAATATCTTTGGCGTCAGTCATTGGTTTAATGATACTGTCGCCTGAACTATTTGAGAATGAGAAATGCTCAACACCAGCAATTTTAAAATCAATTCTATCGTCTGTATCTGCCGTGATTGTAGTATCTTGGTCAGCGTCTAAAATTAATTCTACACCATTTAAATCAACAGCAGCCGTAAAATCTGCTAGTTTAGCAGAAGTAATTGTAGCGTCTGTTATTCCTGTTGTTCCTGATATTGTTGATAATGCCATATTCTCTCTCTTTTATACTATTTATAAGTTTATCCCAAGGCAGCTGCGATAGAAACTGAAAATGCATTTGTAGCAGCACCTGTTGATGTTATTAATGTTCCTGATTCGTTAGGAAGTGTAATTGTTCTATCTGCTGTAGGATCCACAACTGTTAATGTTGTTTCGTGAGCGTCAGCAGTTGCACCTTCAAAGACTATACTTGCGTCTGTC